GATTATATGAAGATTTAATAATCGAACAACTGAAGATATATGGTCAGGATGTCTATTATCTACCAAGAAAAGTAGCAAACAAAGACACAATCTTTGGTGAGGACCCTGCGAGCTCGTTTGACGATTCATACATCATTGAAATGTATGTTGACAACTCTGATGGTTACATGGGCGAACAAGAGATTATTAAGAAGTTTGGCCTAGAACTCAGAGATGACATTCAGTTTACAGTATCTAAGTTAAGATGGGAAACTCTCATATCGAACAATGCAGATTTAGTTGCAGAACGCCCACAAGAAGGCGACTTAGTATACTTCCCAACAACTCATAAATTCTTTGAGATTCAGTTTGTAGAACACGAAGCACCATTCTATCAACAGAGTGCGTTGCCAGTTTACAAACTATCATGTACAACTTGGGAATATTCTTCAGAAAGACTCGATACTGGCATTACTTCTATTGACCAGACAGAAGATGACTTGTCAACTGACACAATGCAGTTCCAGTTCTCACTAGAAAACGAAACTGGTTCATTCGTACTAGAATCTAGTATTGGTGCGATTGATTACTTCGTCAATGAGGACTTCACAATGGCGACTCAACAGCCTGTTGACATGGGACAAATCTTTGAAACACAGGCAGGCACAAATACTTCTTCCACTACTGATGATATACTCGACTTTAGTGAAAGAAATCCATTTGGGGAGGTTGACGACTACTAATGTTTGGAGAACACTTTTACCACAAACAAATTCGCAATACTGTAATTGCGTTCGGTACGATATTTAATAATATTCATATCAAACGCTTAGATTCTAGCGGGAATCCATTACAGAATATTAAAGTACCTTTGTCTTACTCGCCAAGGGAAAAGTTTATTGCACGATTAGAACAACAAGCGAGTTTAACTGGAACAGATTCAAGTGTGGCTATTACTCTACCTCGTATGTCATTTGAAATCAATGGTTACAGTTATGATGCTTCTCGAAAGTTAAACAAGAATCAAAAGAGAGGCGTTGTTACAACAAATGCAGATACAACAAAACTAAACACACAATACTCACCTGTACCTTATGATGTGAGTTTTTCATTAAGTGTGTTCACATCTAACTCAGATGACGGCCTACAGATTGTTGAACAAATACTGCCATATTTTCAACCAGATTACACAGTAACAATGATTGAAAATTCTACAATGGACACAAAGAGAGATATACCGTTCATACTAGAAAATGTAGGTTATGACGATTCGTATGCAGGCGACTTGACAACGACAAGAAGAATCGAATATACTCTAAACTTTACTGCAAAGATATATCTATATGGTCCAATCAGTACATCTGCTGTTATCAAAACAGTATCGGCAGACTTATATGCTGACTCATCTGACCAAAGTCCATCTCGAAGTGAAAGAGTTACAGTTACTCCTAATCCAACGAGTGCAGATAAAGATGATACATATACATACACAACAACATTAGATTTTTTCAATGATGGCTTAAACTATGATGAAGAAACAGGTAATGATGTTTAAATAAAGGACATTATAATATGAGTTCTATTGACGACAAACTAAACGAAGTTTTAAATATTACACCCGAAGTTGTAGAAGAAGCAACTTATATTGAAGCAACTGGTGGTGAAGAAACTCAACTATCAATACCCGTTCCCGAAGATAAAGATGCAGAGGTCGATTTTGATACGGGCCGTGAGAATCTATATAAGATGCTAGAAAAAGGAAATGATGCAATAGACGGGATACTGGCATTAGCTAAAGAAGGAGAACATCCTCGTGCGTATGAGGTTGCAGGACAGTTGATAAAAACGGTTGCAGATGTTTCTAAAGATTTGATGGCAATGCAAGAAAAACTGAAGAAACTCAAAGAGGTACCGAACACAGGACCTAAGAGTGTAACAAATGCATTGTTTGTAGGCTCTACAACCGAACTAACAAAACTATTAAAGGAGAAGAAATAATGAAAGTATTACTAGTATTATATGATGACCCTAAAGGCGGAATGCCAGAGAGTTATCCACTAAGTGATTTGCCTAAAATAGACAAATATCCTGATGGCATGACATTACCTAGTCCTCAAGGCAGAGATTTTACGCCTGGTGAACTACTAGGTTGTGTGTCTGGTGAATTAGGACTTAGAAAGTTTTTAGAAGAAAGAGGTCATTCATTAGTTGTTACATCTGATAAAGACGGCGAAGGCTGTACGGCAGATAAAGAGTTAGTAGATGCAGATATTGTTATTTCTCAACCATTCTTTCCTTATTATGTAACGAGAGAGAAAATGGAAAGTGCGCCTCTTTTAAAGATGGCGATTACTGCTGGTATTGGTTCAGACCATGTTGACTTACAGGCTGCTATGGACCATAACATTGATGTCGTTGAAGTAACTTATTGTAATTCAAGGTCTGTTGCAGAACATATCGTTATGCAGATTCTAGTCTTAGTAAGAGATTTTACTACTCAACATAACATTGTGAATGAAGGCGGTTGGCATATTGCTGATGCAGTTTCAAGGTCTTATGATGTTGAAGGTATGCATGTCGGTACAATTGCGGCTGGTCGTATTGGTATTGATATGTTAAGAAAGATGAAACCATTTGATGTTCATCTTCATTACTTTGATAAACACAGACTAGGTAATGAAGTAGAAAGAGAATTAGGTTTAATCTATCATGATTCAGTAGAATCTTTGGTTGCAGCTTGTGATGTAATTAATATTAGTTGCCCACTACACCCCGAAACAGAACACTTGTTTGATGACGAGATGATTGCGAAGTGTAAGAAAGGTGCATATATTATTAATACTGCACGAGGTAAAATCTGTGATAAGGATGCTATTGCTCGTGCTTGTGAGTCGGGTCAACTAAGTGGATATGCTGGCGATGTTTGGTTCCCACAACCTGCCCCTAACGACCATGTCTGGAGAACAATGCCTCATCACGGAATGACACCACACACTTCTGGAACTTCACTATCAGCACAGACAAGATATGCAGACGGAGTTAGAGAAATACTAGAATGTTACTTTGCTGGTTTTGATATCAGAGATGAATATCTAATTGTTAAAGACGGAGACCTTGCAGGTATGGGTGCTCATTCATATACTAAAGGAACTGCAACAGGCGGTTCTGAAGAAGCTGCGGAGTTTAAAAAGTAAATGAACTATTTTAGACCAGGCTTAGAAGAAAGTATTACACTACCACCGCCCCCAGCAGATAAGGGAGAATTAGGTGAAGTTTTGACAGCCGTTGCAACAAGAACAGCAGAAGATGTTGAGTCAATTAGAAATCATGACCATGAACCATTTTATGCAGTTGAAAAATATTGCAAATCAAAGAATATAGAGTTTGACCGTAAAGCAATGAGAGAGGTAATAAAACAGGCAACTGACATCATTGGCTACTTCAAAGGTAGTTTTAATCGTGATAGACCAGTAGAAGTTGACCCAACTCTGAATACATTACCTAGTGAAACAAATAAGTCAAGGTCTTATCCAAGCGGTCACGCTACTCAATCGAGATTGGTCGCAAGATATATGGCAGAAAAGAATCCTGTTCATGCAGAAGAAATATTAAGAGCAGGCAACGAATGTGGTCTAGGGAGAGTCAAGGCAGGGTTTCACTATATGTCTGACTATCACATGGGCAATCTACTAGGTGAGAAACTTTATATATTTATGAATCGAGAGAGTGATGGCAGCTAACCCAGTAGACCAGTATCTTGGTAATCCAAATCTAAAGAAAGGTCACACAAAATCAAGATTTACAAAAAAACAAGTTGAAGAAGTCATCAAGTGTTTAGATGACCCAAAATACTTTATTAGAAAATACTTGAAGATTGTTACAATTGATAAAGGTCTAGTGCCTTTTGATATGTACAAGTTTCAAGAAAAAATGGTTGATACATTTCACGAAAATCGTTTTTCGATTTGCAAACTACCTAGACAGAGTGGAAAATCAACAATCATAGTTTCATACCTCTTACATTATGTGTTATTTAATGAAAATGTGAATATTGCAATACTCGCCAACAAATCTTCGACTGCAAGGGATTTGTTAGGGCGATTGCAACTGGCTTACGAACATCTACCTAAGTGGATGCAACAGGGCGTTCTTAACTGGAATAAAGGTTCTATTGAATTAGAAAACGGAAGTAAAATCGTAGCGGCGAGTACATCTTCTAGTGCTGTTCGTGGTAGTACCTTCAATATCATATTCTTAGACGAGTTCGCCTATGTTCCAAATAACATTGCAGAAGAATTCTTTAGTTCTGTATATCCTACAGTATCATCTGGTAAATCATCTAAAGTGATGATTGTATCTACACCTCATGGAATGAATATGTTCTATAAGATGTGGGTTGATGCAGAGAACAAACGAAACGACTATGTGCCTATCGAAGTGCATTGGTCAGAAGTTCCTGGTCGAGATGAGAAGTGGAAAGAAGAAACTATCAGAAACACCTCTGAAGCACAATTTCAAACAGAGTTTGAGTGCGAATTCTTAGGTAGTGTCGACACGCTTATTAGTGCAAGTAAAATCAAAACAATGGCAGTACAAGAACCTAAACGAAGTGGGGGTTTAGATGTGTACGATATGCCGAAGAAAGACCATATCTATACAATGACTGTTGATGTATCACGAGGACTATCAAATGACTACTCAGCCTTTGTTGTGTTTGATTGTACTGAGGCACCATATAAAGTGGTTGCAAAGTATAGAGATAACGAAATTAAACCAATACTCTTTCCAAGTATTATAGAAAGAGTTGCGAAACATTACAATAGTGCATTTGTTTTGATTGAGATTAACGATTTAGGACAACAAGTCGCAGATAATCTACAATTTGAGATTGAGTACGACAATGTAATGATGTGTACACAAAGAGGCCGCTCAGGCCAAGTATTAGGTGGAGGGTTTAGTGGTCGGGGAAACCAACTAGGTCTAAGAATGACAAAAGGTACTAAGAGAATTGGTACTTCTAATCTAAAGAGTTTGATAGAAGGTGATAAATTAATTATTACTGACTTTGATATTATTGCTGAATTATCGACATTTATATCAAAAGGCAAGTCGTGGGAGGCTGATGCCGGCTCAACAGATGACTTAGTAATGTGTTGTGTGATATTTGGTTGGTTAGCAAATCAATCATACTTTAAAGAATTAACAGATGTTGATGTGCGTGGACAAATGTTTACTGAACAACAGAATGCTATCGAGGCTGATATGGCCCCGTTTGGGTTTATTGATAACGGACTTGATGACCCAGAGGGTCGCAATAATTCGTTCTTTGATGACTCTGGAGTACTCTGGAATCCCGTATCTTATCATCGAGGCGAAAACTAAGAATCCCTATAGTTATAAATATTGTGAAAGGGTTGAAACATAAACTTTAATAAAGGAGAACTAAATATGGCTTTTCAAGTATCACCAGGTGTCTCCGTAACTGAGAAGGATTTAACTAATGTTGTTCCTGCCGTAAGTACATCAAGCGGCGGAATTGTGATAACTGCG